TGAACTTATGGAATTCTCTGGTGAGCAATTCGATACAGGCATTTACGAGATTGATCACTTCTTTGATGATATTGATACTACGGCTAATACGGTAAATACACTTACAGCTTTGACCGCTGTTGATCCCCTTGCTGACAACTTGGCATTTGAAACACAAGCTGATGATATTTTAGATTTCTCTGAGATGGACCCATTCAGTGAAAATATTAGCATACAGGATTTATAAACATGGCAATTGCAAATTATTTTTACAATTCGACTACTAGAAAGTACGTGGCTATATTTGGTACACTCTTTAATCAAGTAAAGATTCAGAGAACCAATAATGCTGGGGCTTTGCAACAAGAAATGATTGTTCCACTGTCGTATGCACCATTCCAAAAAATCTTAGCTAGGGTAGCGGCTGACCCTGATCTTATTAACAGCACTCGACCAGCTATGACGCTTCCAAGAATGTCTTTTGAGATTAATAACGTAACATACGATCCTCAAAGAAAAATAGCTACGACACGTAAGGTGTTGAAGCCAACAGCCAACGAAAATACCAACCAAAGAGAATTCATGTATTCTGGGGTTCCTTATAACATCGACTTCTCATTGTACATCATGACAAAGTATGCTGAAGACGCAACTAAGATTATGGAGCAAATCCTTCCGTTCTTTACACCTGACTGGACGGTAACGGCTAAGATGATACCAGATCACGAGCCTGTTGACATTCCAATTATCTTGAACAGCGTTACAACTGAAGACTTGTATGAAGGTACGTTTGAAGAAAGACAGTCAATTCTATACACACTAACCTTTACACTCAAGGGTTATTATTACGGACCTCAAAAGACCAAAAAGGTAATTAAGTTTGTTGACGTGGACTTTCACAACGGTACAGATACCAACTCTCCATTTGTAGAAGGTGTGGACGTAAGACCTGGCCTCAGTGCAAACGGTCAACCCATTTCGACAGAAGGTCAACAAGCTACAGCAAAAGCTGTTGTTTCAAATGGTTCATTAACATCTATTGATCTATTAGTCAACGGCGAAAAGTATAACGCCAACACTACAGTTACTATTGCCGCACCAGATACAGCCAACGCATCTATTACTACTACAATGGCAAATGGTTCTTTGAGTGGTATCAATATTCTAAACGGTGGTGGTTACTTCTCTACACCCCCAACAGTCAGCTTTAGTGTTCCAGATGCGACACCACAGACTGCTGCTGGTACGGTTACTGTTATTGGTGACTCGATCACTGAAATTGCAGTTACCAGTGTAGGTAATTTCTACAACACACCAACATTCACTATTAGTCCACCCCCAACTGTTGCCTCTGTGGTTAAGTTTGGTGACGATGCGTTGCCTCACACATCCGAAACAGATGTTACGTTGCTACACACATTCGATGGCTTCTATAGCTCTAATACTGGCTACAAAGTACAGTTCTGGATTTACCCAACTGAAATTACTGCTGGGAACCCATACTCAATATTATTTGCGCCGTTCACAAAGATATACTTGAATGTCGATGGTAGTGTTGGTTTTCAATACTCTTCACAACCAGTCGTAACTTCTGACACAAACGTGACAGTAAATCAATGGAACCATGTTGAGCTAGAACATTCTGGTACTAGCATCAGACTTAATGTCAATGGCGTTAAGGGTACTACCGCAACACGCGGTGCTGGTAATGTTATTCTTCCAACTCACACATATAAAGCTGGTGATGCACAAGGTAATCAATCGGTATTCGATGGGGCTAACAGAAGTTTCGTTGGTGTCTTGGATAACGTTACATTTGAATCACAAGCTCAATTAGTTGGTACAGATGGATCATCTTACACGATGCCTACGTCAGCCAACAGTGGTGATATTTTCGAAAAGAACTTTGACAAGACACTTCCTACTGCAACAGCTACGGTAGTCGATGGTGAAGTCACTGCAATGACTGTTACGAGTGGTGGTCTTGGTTACACAGGCGATGCACCAACAATCACATTTGACGCCCCTGATGACGTTGCGGCAAGCTTTACAGCATCTGCAACACCTGTTTTAGTTAATGGCTCTATTACAAAGCTGTCAATAAATAACGTAGGTAAGTTCTATCTCACTGACGCAATCATTTCTGTGTCAGCACCAACTGCCACTACTGCTACTGCAACCGCTGTAATTGCATCCAATGGTGATGTTTCGTCTATTACAGTTACCGATGCTGGTCTAGGTTATAGAACAGTGCCTACCGTGACTATATCACCACCAAACTTCGGCTCAATACCATACCAAGAAATTGAGTTCGATGATGATTGGGGTATCATTAAAACAATAGTGAGTGAATAATATGAATGATAAGATAGCTGAGAACCTTGGTCTTAGACCTTTGGCAGAGATTAGGGTAGAAGAATTAGAACAAGAAGTTCTTCCTGTTGAAATTGAAGAAAGCACATCATCTGTGATTGAGCATGAAGTGCCTATTGACGATGAAAACCTTAAAGACCTCACCAAAGTTCGTGAAAATATCGAAGGCGTCATTGCACTAGGTAACGAAGCAGTACGGGAAATGCTTGAGATTGCCAAACAATCAGAGTCTGCAAGAGGCTTTGAAGTCGTGTCCACACTCATGAAAACCTTGCTTGATGCCAACAAAGACTTTGCTGATGTGTCAACTAAGAAGAAATTTGCAAAAGAAGAAATTATGGTTCCCAGAGAAAACGCTCAAACAAATGTTACTAATAACAACTTGATCGTTTCCACTGCGGATTTATTGAAAATGTTGAAAGAGAATGAGAATGGGTGATGGTTATTTAGGGAATGTACATCTAAAGAAAGTTTCGGAAGACGTAGAATGGACACCAGAACTTCTTAAAGAGTTCATGAAGTGTGCCAATGATCCTGTATACTTTGCTAAAACTTATATTAAGATTATCCACGTTGATAAAGGGCTAGTACCTTTTGATATGTATGATTACCAAAAAGATATTGTTCAGAAAATTACTGATAATAGACGTGTCGCAGTTCTAACTGCTAGACAGTCTGGGAAGACAACAACGGCGGCGGCTGTTATTTTACACTACGTACTATTCAACGAATACAAAACTGTTGCTATCCTTGCAAACAAAGGAGATGCGTCTCGTGAGGTTTTGGCTAGGGTTAAGTTGGCTTATGAAGCACTTCCTAGATGGCTACAGCAAGGCGTTAGTGAATGGAACAAGGGTAACATTGAACTTGAGAACGGCTGTAAAATTCTTGCTGGTACTACATCTTCATCTGCTATCCGTGGTAAATCTATTAACTTTCTATATCTTGATGAGGTTGCATTTATTGAAGGTTATGATGAATTCTTCGCATCAGTTTATCCTACGATCTCATCTGGTGAAAGTACAAAGCTATTGATGACATCCACACCTAATGGTCTGAACCACTTTTGGAAGACGTGTAAGGGTGCAGAAGAACAAACGAATGGTTATGAGTTCGTTAAAGTTATGTGGGATGATGTTCCAGGTCGTAATGAAGCTTGGAAGAATGAAACCTTAGAGGCACTAGACTTTGACCAAGAGAAATTCAATCAAGAATATTGTTGTCAGTTCTTGGGTAGTTCTGGTACACTTATTGATAGTGGCAAGCTAAAAGAATTAGCACCATCTCGCCCTATATTAGAACAAAACAATATATGCCAATATGAAGCGCCAATCGAAGGTCACACATATGCTATGACATGTGACGTATCTCGTGGTAAAGGGCTTGATTATTCTACGTGTAATATCATTGATATCACAACTATGCCTTATAAACAAGTTTGTACATACAGAGATAATATGGTAACACCTATTGACTTTACGGCGGTTATCTATAGATTGGGAAGACTTTACAACGAATGTGCAGTCTTGATTGAGATTAATGACATTGGAGAGCAAGTCTCTGATACATTGCTCATGGACTATGGTTATGAAAATATGCTTTCTACTGAAAGCGCTGGGCGAGCAGGCAAACGCATCTCAGCAGGTTTTGGTAAGAATGTAGATAGTGGTATTCGAACGACTAAAAGTGTTAAAGCTGTTGGTTGTTCCATCTTGAAGATGTTGATTGAACAAAATCAATTAATTCTACAAGATTTCGAGACAATACAAGAACTTTCAAGGTTCTCTAAGAAAGGTGTCTCTTATGAAGCCGAATCAGGTTCCCACGATGATTTGGTAATGAATTTGGTTATCTTTGCTTGGCTGAGTGATCAGATGTATTTTAAAGATTTAACAGACATTAATACACTTATGAAATTGAGGGAAAAGACAGAAGAACAAGTTGAACAAGAAATGTTGCCTTTTGGCTTTATTGATGATGGCTCTGATGATGATGATGTGGTTTGGCAAGATGATGAACGCCAAGGGTGGGCTTTATATTAAGATGTTCTTTTGTATAAATAGAACAGAGAAGAGAATTAACACAATTAAGAATAACGTCGTTTTCAATACATAAAGGAGAAAAATATGGCTTTTTCCGTAAGTCCTTCCGTTATCGTTCGAGAAGTGGACGCTTCACAGGCAGTACCAGCCATCGCGACTCCACCAGCCGCTATGGCTGGTGTTTTCAGATGGGGTCCAACCAATGAGCCGATACTACTTTCATCAGAGAACCAACTCGTAGACCGATTTGGCGCTCCGAATGATGCAACATATGAAACTTTCTTTGTTGCGGCTGACTTTTTATCTTATTCCAACGCTCTATACGTAGTTCGCGCCGATGATGGCTCCGCAACTGCTGTAGGCGATGACTTGGTTTTAGATGGAAACAATGCTGTAATTGAGGCAAGCTCAACATACGGTGCTTTCAAAGCAAAATACCAAGGCGCTCTTGGCAACTCACTTGAAGTTGCATGGGTTTCCTCAACAGGATTTAGCAACGATGTCCTTGCGACAGGTGCTATTCCAACTAATAAAATTTCAAATAACCAGATTGATCAAGTAATTTCTTTCAATTCTTCTACTGTATCATTTGATGTTGCTAACACACAACAATTGGATGAACTCTCAGCAGGAGACGTTCTAGTAATTGGTAACGAATCTGTTGGTTATCAAGAGTTGAAGGTTGCTACATTCACAGAAACCGTGGGTACTGTTACAGAAGGCTCTGGCAACAGCGCAATCACATACGTTGGGGCTTATGCTTACGACATTACATTCTCAAACAGATACACATTGGCAGAAACTGATCTTAACAAACTTTCTTTGGAGCGCAAGTGGCAACACAATACTAGCTTCTCAAGAAAACCAGATGCAGGTAATGTACACATTGCTGTTATCGATAAGACAGGCACAATCAGTGGTACTGCGGGCTTCATGCTCGAAAAGTTTGAAAACGTATCTACTACAGCGGGTGCTGTTACACCAGAAGGTGCTACAAATTATTACTCAACTGTAATTGATAATTTCTCATCTTGGGTTGCTATCGCAAACACAGTGGTAGTAGGTACAGCGGATACTGCAATTTCACGTTACGAAACGATGACTGGTGGTACAGACGCAACTACTGAAAGTACAGCAACACTAGCACACATTGGTTTTGCGCTAGATACACTGAAAAACTCTAACGAGATCGACATTTCCTTCGTCCTACAGGGTAAAGGCGATGATATGGCTACAAGAGCAAACTATATTGTTTCAAATATTTGCGAAACAAGAAAAGATTGTGTGGCTTTCCTATCTCCATCTAAAGAAGCAGTTGTAGATGAACTTAAAATGAACTCAAAAATGACTAACGTACTTGCGTATCGTAATAAAGTTCAAAACTCATCTTATTCATTCATGGATAGTGGGTATAAGTATCGCTACGACAAATACAACGATCAATACCGTTGGACACCACTGAATGGTGACATGGCAGGTCTTGCCGCTAGAGTTGAACCATGGGAATCTCCTGCTGGTTTCAGAAAAGGCGTAATCAAGAATGTTATCAAACTAGCTTTCAACCCAAGCAAGCCACATAGAGATACACTTTATGGTTCAGATGTGAACCCTGTTATCTCACAAACTGGTCAAGGCATCGTACTATTCGGTGACAAAACTGGTCTAGGGTTGCCTTCAGCATTCGATAGATTGAATGTTCGTAGACTGTTTATCGCAGTTGAGAAAGCAATCGCAACAGCGGCTGAAAGCTTCTTGTTTGAACTTAACGATGATTTTACTCAAACACAGTTTAAAAACATTGTTGATCCATTTTTACGTGACATTCAAGGACGTCGTGGTATTATTGATTTCAGAGTTATCTCTGATAGTACAGTCAATACTCCTGAGGTTGTTGACCAAAACAAATTCCGTGCAAGCATCTTTATCAAACCAGCACGTTCTATTAACGTCATTGAATTGACATTCGTAGCAACACGCAGTGGTATTGAGTTTGACGAAATTGTTGGTCAGATATCGTAACTAAATAAGAATAGATAAAGGAGAAAAGAGAATGGCATTTAATATCAACCAGTTCAAATCAGAACTCGTCGGTGGCGGTGCGCGTCCAACTCTGTTCCAATGTCAGATCACTAACCCAATTGCCCCAGAAGCAGACATTAAAGTACCGTTTATGATACGTGCTGCTGGTATTCCAGAGTCTACTCTAGGGCAATTTACGGTTCCATACTTTGGTCGTCAGATCAAGTATGCAGGTGATAGAACATTCGCAGACTGGACTGTAACCGTAATCAACGACGAAGACTTTGCTATCCGTAACGCAATGGAAGCTTGGTCTAACGCAATCAACTCGCATGACTCTAACTCAAGAGCCTTGCCACAAGACTATAAATCGACAGGTCAGATTACCCAGTTTAGTAAAGATGGGTCAATTCTGAGAACATATATATTTGAGGGGATGTTCCCCATCGGTATCGATGGAATTCAAATGGATTGGTCACAGACTGATGCAATTGAAGAATTTGGTGTTACATTCCAATACGACCTATGGCGTGTTGAAGGTAATACTGGCGTACCGACTACATAAATTTAAAATGAGAAAGTGATGATATGAAGATATTTGGATTCGATATCAAAAGAGAAAGCGATGAGGATGGTTTTGTGCCATCCTCATTTGCTGAACCGTCTAATGATGACGGTGCTATTACCGTTGGTAATGCAATGGGTGGCTTCTACAGTACCCTATTGGATATGGAAGGTTCTGCCAAGACAGAATCAGAATTAGTTACAAAATATAGGGGTCTGGCACAACAACCAGAAATTGCCCAAGCCGTTGATGAAATTATCAACGAAGCCATTAGTATTGATACTGATGATAAAGTTGTTGAGGTAATCCTTGACGATACGAACATGCCTGATAAGGTAAAGAATAAAGTTATTGAAGAATTTGAGAACGTACTATCGCTTCTCGATTTCTCTAACAATGGATATGATACTTTTAGTAAGTTCTATGTAGATGGAAGAATTAACTACCACGTAATTATCGACAACGAAAACTTGAAAGAAGGTATCCGTGAGCTACGTTACGTTGATCCTCGCAAACTCAAGCTTATTCGTGAAGTAGACAAAAAAGAAAAAGACCCACATAGTGGAATTCCTGTTAAGAAGGTAAAGAATGAATACTATATGTATTCTGAAAGTGGCTTTGCCCAAAGTGCATCTGGTGCGCAAGGTGGTACACAGGGTTTCAAAATCGCAAAAGACTCTATCGCTAGAGTTACATCAGGAATGATGACTGAAAACAACTCTTTGGTGTTGTCTTTCTTGCACCCATCAATCAAACCACTCAATCAGTTAAGGATGCTTGAAGATGCGACAGTCATTTATACTCTTACACGCGCTCCTGAGAGACGAATTTTTTACATTGACGTTGGTAACTTACCTAAATCGAAAGCTGAGCAGTATCTAAGAGATATGATGACTCGCCACAAGAACAAGTTGCAGTACGACTCTTCTACAGGTGAAATCAGCGATGCTCGTAAGATGATGACAATGACAGAAGATTTCTGGTTCCCACGCCGTGGTGGTGAGAGATCGACTGAAGTTGATACAATGCCAGGTGGTAATGCACAAGCATTGAGTTCAGATGAGAATATGCTATACTTCCAACGTAAGTTATATAAATCTCTTAAGGTTCCGTTGTCAAGACTTGAGCCTGAGACTATGGCTTCATTTGGACGTGTTTCTGAAATTACTCGTGACGAATTGAAGTTTAGTAAATTTGTAAGACGTTTGAGAAGTCGTTTTTCTTCACTGTTCACACAGATTTTGGAGAAGCAATTGGTACTTAAGGGTATCATGACACCAGAAGAATTTGCAGAAATCAAAAATACTGTTCGTTATGACTTCGTACAAGACAACTACTTTACAGAGTTGAAAGAAGCTGAAATCGCAAGAGAAAGACTTACTACTTTGCGTGAAGTTGAAGAACATGTTGGTACATACTACTCAAGAGAGTGGGTACTACGTAATGTGCTTCGTATGTCTGATGAAGAAATGAAAGAAATGAAAGAACAAATCGAACAAGAGGCTAAAGATGCGCCAACTGAAGATGATGAGGATCAAGCCCCTCAACAGCAAGAAGCGCCACCTCAAGAAGATGAACAAGAATAAAGTTTAACTCAAGGGTTAAATTTACATAAATAATACTAAAGAATCCAGTAGGAGAACAGAAATGAAGTCCTTTAGACAAATTTTAGGTGAGGTTGCACAGCCA